ATATGAAGTTTACGATACCAGTAGCACGGTTAGCGCAGCGACTGCGGTGGTTGAAACGGGCTTGGCGTATGTACAGGTAGTTTCCCTCACCTTCAACACCTTCGCAAATTCCATCCAGTACACCGTCTTCGGGTCTTCCGACGAGGGTGTCTTTGACCAAACCTTTGACCAATCCTTCGCATGAGCGTACAAACGAGAACCCAGTTGCAGACGAGTGCCGCAACTATCACCAACGAAACCGCCGCAGGAGCGAACACCGCCGCCCGTGTGGGTGGACTATTTGACGACCTTGCCGATACCGCCACCTTGGACCGAGAGCGGGGCGTGGCGAACCTGTACCTTGACGAGGTTAAGACATTCACCCCGACCCAAGGGAGTGCCGTCAAGTTGACGACCCCAATGAAATTGGGTTTGCTTTCAACCTACAACTTTTCACGGACCACCACATCGCTGACCTACACAGGAACGACGAGTGCGGCCTTGCGGATATCGGTCAGCATGGTCTTGGCCCAAGGCAACGGGAACCAAATCAAGGTCTATATCGCCAAGAACGGCACACCTATTGAGCAGAGTATGACCGACATCACCACGACCCACACCAACGGCCATGCGGTGTTTACCGAAACCGTTTTGCAAGGCGCAGTCAATGACGAATTCACTATCTACATCAACGCCGTCAACGATGCTGCAAGTATTGCAATTTCGGCCCTATCCTTTACAGTACACACGCTATGAGTATAAAGCAATCATTCACCCAATGGCTTGGGATTGAGCATAAAGTCCCCGTGATGCTTGAAAACAAAGCGGGCAAATACATCACCTACGGAGCGTTCAACGAATACCCCTACTACCTGCTGGACAACTACCGCCGAAGCAGCAAGCACAACGCTATCGTGAACGGCAAAGTGAACTACATCGTGGGTGGTGGATGGCAACCAGGCGAAAAGATGACCGTTGAGCAGCAAGCCCGCTATGCCAAGTTTTTTGACGGGTTGAGCGAGCATGATGACCTCAATGACATCACCGAGAAACTGGTCCTTGACTTAGAAATCTTCAACGGCTTTGCGGTTGCAGTCACTTGGAATAAAATGGGAACCATCGCCAAGATGGAACACATCCCCTTTGAGAAAATCCGAGTGGACAAAGACGAGCGGATGTTCCAAGTGGCCGATTGGTACAACGACGACATGGTGCAACTCTACCCAAAAATCGGCGATGTAGAGAAAATCCCAGCCTTTGATGCAGACAACCGCATCGGCAAGCAACTGTTCTACTATCGGGTCTATGCAGCAGGCGTGAAGTCCTATCCGCTGCCCGAATACATGGGAGGCTTGGCTTGGATTGAAGCCGATGTGCAGGTAGCCAATTTTCACAATAATAATCTCCGCAACAACTTTTGGGGCGGGTATTTAATCAACTTCAATAACGGAATCCCAACGCCCGAAGAACAGGGCGACATTGAGCGTCAAATCAAGCGCAAGTTTTCGGGGACCGACAATGCGGGCCGATTCGTTGTGACTTTTAATGATGATGTCAGCAAAGCCCCGACGCTTGAACCGCTGACTCCGTCCGACATGGACAAGCAGTTTGAGATTTTGAACAAGGCCATCCAGCAGGAAATCTTTATCTCGCACCGTGTCGTAAACCCCATGCTATTCGGCGTGAAGACCGAAGGCCAACTGGGAGGCAGGCAAGAACTGGTTGAGGCGTACGAACTATTCAAGGCTACCTATGTGAACGACCGAGTGAGGAAGGTGGAGCGGATGATAAACTACTTGGGCTCGTTCAATGGCGTGGAGGGTATGGAACTGATTCCCGTGGAACCCATCACCGAGCGTCTATCCGAGCAAGCCCTGCTTACCATCATGACCCCCGAAGAACTGCGGGAAAAAGCGGGCCTCCCTGCGTTGGAAAAGCAACCCGCCGATGTGGTTGGACCCAATCCCCAACCCGACGAGCAACCGCAAACGCCCATGGTCATGGGCAACGACAATATCAAGAAACTATCGGGCCGTGAGTACCAGAACTTGATGCGCATCGTTCGGCACTATGCCCAAGAGAAAATCACCTTGGAGATGGCCCGCACCATGTTGTCCGCTGGTTTCGGTTTGACCCCTGAAGAAGTAAACACCCTGCTCGGAGTGCAAGAGCAGGCGTTCAGCGAGCCTACATGGGGCGAAGAAGACACCGAGGACTACGGATGGGGGGACGAGGAATTTAAGGTCTTGGAGGTCGTCGCAAGCAAGTTTGGAAGCAATGCCGACGAGTATGTTGTCATGCATTCCAAGCCTATGCGCTTTGATGCCGACTTAGACGACCAAGTGCGTCAAGCGTTTGCGGAACTTGGGGAGGAGGAGAAAGAGTTGGACGAGAAAATTGAAAAGTACCGCAAGAAGAACCGAGATGCCTCCGTGGAAGAAATGGCCAAGGAGTTCGGAGTGAGCAAGGCCAAGGTCGCCAAGCGGGTGGCTTACTTGATTACCAAAGACCGCTACCCCATCGCAAGGGCCGTGGACCAAATCGCCAAGGAAGGAGCCAAGCCAACGGATGAACCCGTGCTTGAAGTCCGCTACAAATACGCATGGGCCGCAGGGTTTAGCAACAAGGACAAGAGGACGAGCCGTGAGTTCTGCAAGGTGATGCTGGACCTGGCTGACCAAGGCAAGGTCTATACACGAGACGACATCAACGGTATCAGCAATATCATGGGCTATTCCGTATGGAATCGCAGAGGCGGTTGGTACCACACCGCAAGCGGAGTGAACCGCCCCCAATGCCGCCATGTATGGGAGCAGCAGTTGGTAATCCGTAAGGGCAACAAAATTTCAAAAGCATGAAGGCACTATTCATAAGCGAACAAACCCTGCTGGACAACTCGGTCATAAACGAGAATGTATCGTTTACGCAGATTCGGCCCACCATCGTGAAGGTGCAGGAGATGCGTATTCAGCCAATCGTTGGGTCGGCCCTGTACTCGGAAATGGTGACGCAAGTGGTAAGCGGAACGACCACGGCACTCAACACCACGCTGCTGGAAGATTACATCCAACCCGCTATGGTGCAATGGTTGTATTACGAATTACCGATGGTCTTGGCGTTTAAGTACATGAACAAGGGAATGGTCCGCAGAACCAGCGAGGAATCTTCGCAGATGAGCATGGACGAGATTACAAGGCTTACGGATAAAGTGAAGAACGATGCCGAGTGGTATTCCGAGAGGATTACCAGGTACCTGATGGAGAACCGCACCGACTATCCCTTGTTCAACTCCCCGCCATCGGCTCTTGATACTATTTACCCGAACGGCACCAACTACAACACGGGGATGGCCTTGGATGCAAGAACCCTGCGCCGTGGTGCTGGACTGGACCGCCCTTGGCCTTACGGCTACGACCCCTACTGCAATAACTGTTGAACCCTATGGGAGCGCACTCAAAAAATATTCTGAAATTACAGGCTTATGTCATGGATAAAAATCAAGCAGGCACTCCTTGCGCTTGCAAATGCTCACCCGCAGGTAAACTCGTTCGGGACGGGGGACCCGCTTGCAATCGGAACGGACAACACCATCAACCTTCGCACCCCAAGCCGTGAGCGAATCGTCTATCCTTTGGTATTTGCGGATGTTCAGTCAGCGAGTACTGACCTTGGGAGTTTGGCTCTTGTGGTCGGTGTCTATTTTTCTGACCGAGTGGAATCCATTGCCACGATGGGTGGCGTGGTTTCGGGCAGTCCGACGCTGGGTTGGCAGGATAACGAAGACGAGGTTTTGAGCGACCAACTGCAAATCGCTCAGGACTTCATTTCAGCCCTTACAAACGACCCGACGCAAGAGTGGACGCTAAGTACCAGCGTGTCGCTTACTCGCTTTGTAGAGAGCCGTGACGACCGCACGGCGGGGTGGGTGGCTACGATGTCGTTCCAAATCCCATACTCTCACTCCGTTTGTGAAATTCCGACCTAACCTACATTTACCCTAAAGCAGAAATATGCCAACTCCAATCTTACAACAAATGCTCGGTCAGGGCGGTACTTGCGAACTGATTGATTCAGGTGCAGCCGCAACGGGCAAGAACTACGACTTTCTTGTCGTCAATTCAGCCGCAACGATGACCACCCTCACGGGTACGGGCAGCGAAAACCTGCTGACCGCTTACAACTTTTCCACCAAATCCATCTCCGCAGGCATCGTGATTTGCGGGAGGAATGGCGGGAAGATTACGGCGGTAACGGTTTCGGTTGGTTCGGTCATCGGTTACACCTTCCTCTAACCATGCTCATCGGCTACGGATACGGCTACCCCCGCTCTATGGTGATGGGCAAGACCCCCGCAGAACTTGCGTGGGATACCTTCAATGCCCGTGCTACGACCGACGGTGCAGCAGCGGCAGAAGCCGCCGTCAGCGGTTGCCTGCAAGCCCGATTCGCCGTAATATTCAACTTCTAATATGCCCACGCCTTCACTACTCATAGTCCCCGCCCGATTCAAGACGGGGAAACTATATTCCCAAATCCCAACCAGCGGGGCGGGAGATTTCACCGTTACCCGCAATACGGCGGCACGGCGATTTGATTCTGCTGGCTTGGTCGCATCCGTAGCATCGGGCATCCCACGCTTGGACTACTATACCAGCGGCGGCGTGACGGGGTGTCCTGCGTTGCTCGTTGAGCCTGCGGCGACGAACTTGGCGTTTCATAGTGAAATATGGGCTAGCGGCAATAATTGGACATTGGATGCAGTTACCCGTGTGACAGGTTCAACATCGGCTTTTCTTGCCCCCGATGGTACATTCACGGCTAACGCATTAAGCCCAACGAGTGCGAATGTTTTTCACGGTTTATATTCCAATTCATCAACTCAAAACACATACATAAGCGGCACGATTTACACGCAGTCGGCTTTCTTCAAACAAGGCACGGGCGTAGCAGGGCGGTATGTGCAACTGACTTATACGGGGGGCGGTCAATTTACGCAAAACGGATACGCTAACTTTGATTTGCAACTTGGAACCGTTGCAGTTGTCAGCGGTACAAGTGCAGACACTAACCGAGCCGCCCGCATTGAAAACTACGGAAACGGTTGGTATCGGTGCAGTTTTACCGCTACTTGTAACGCTGCGGGAAATGGTATTGGCGTTCTCCCTGTACTCGTAAACGCAAGCGGTAATACAAGGGCGCAATCATTCGCAGGCGTGACGGGTGATATTCTTTACGGCTGGGGCGCACAACTTGAAACAGGCTCCGTAGCAACCTCCTACATCCCCACAACCACCGCAGCGGTAACCCGCAACGCAGACGCTATCAGCGTAACAGGCGCAGTCAGCGGTTGCATCGGCCAGACGGAAGGGACGATTTATGCGGAGGTGGATATACGCACTTTTGCTAATGCTGGAATGATTGCGACAATATCCGATGGAACGGCCAGCAACCGAATAGATGTTTACAAATTCACGGATAATAAAATGTATTTTGACAGGATTTCATCAACGCAAAGTGCGGCAACAGGCTTAGGTTCAGCCGCTTTAACTGCTGGAATCTTTAAGGTTGCGATTGCTTACAAGTCGGGCGATACAACATTCTACATTAATGGAACACAAGTAGGAGCAACGCAAACTCAAACATTCACTTTTGCGGCTCTTACAAAAATAAATATTGGGGTAAATCGTGCAGATAACGCACTTTTTTTCAACGACCGCATCCGTGCCGTTGCACTCTACACCACCCGCTTGACCAACGCAGAACTCGCATCCCTAACCGCCCCCTAAGATGCCCACCTTCCGCAAGTTCGCATTTCCCGACGGGGCAACCGCTGACAAGGTGTTGGGGGAATTCCTGCAACCGCTGGACTTCGCCGTGCAGGTTGGGGAGATAGACAAGGGCGTCTGCGTGGATATCCTATTCCACGACACCTGCCCCGAAGCCTTGGCCGCATTCGTGGTGTGGCCCGAACCATGTGGCGTTCACTCGTTCAGCGGTTGGGAAGAACAATACACGAAGGATTATCAAGAATTTGCAACATCACCCAAATAATCACACTTCCCCATATGCGCCTATTTCGCCGCCGCCAAGACAACCCCGACCAACCAAAACTTCCCCTTATGAAATCAGCCGTCATCGCTCTGCTCCGTCACTTGCTCACATTTATCGGCGGTACACTCGTCGCCAAAGGTATCATTGACACCGCTACCCTCACCGAAATCATTGGCTCGGTATTGACCTTGTTGTCAGTCGGTTGGATGGCGTTGGATAAATCAAAGGGCGAACCCAACAAGTAGGCACGGGTGAACTTAATTGAAACCACTATCATCGGCACG